GTCTCTGCAAGAGCAATGCATTGTCTTTGCAACGCAAACATAACCACCATTGGGGAGCTTGCGAGAATGAGCGACAGCGACCTTCTGAGGTTACGGAACTTCGGCCCTAAAAGGCTTAAAGAAGTAAGGGGCAAACTTGCTGACTTAATGTCAAGAGACTTAATAGATGAATTAACTCAAACAGAATGACTACACAAGAATACCCACCGTTACTGACCCGTGGTCAGGCGGCAGAGATAACAGGAATGAATAAGCGTTATTTAGATAAATTGCGTAAAGCTGGAACTTTGCGCGTCTATAAGATGCTTGGAGGCAACGAGCATCGTTTTTATCGGGATGACTTGTTGAAGCATTTTGGATTAGGAGAAAACAAAAATGGACAATAAAGACCAACTAGCGAAGCACACAGGGCAGCCGGATGTACCTGAATTGGTGAAGGAGTTCCGGCGTTCAATGGATGAAGGCTTTACGCTGGGCAGGACCAATACTGCTGATGAAGCGCGATATATGCGTTGGAGCGGTCAGTCTGATGATGGCAAGAAGCATGATGAGAATCTTCCTGAAGGCTCTCAGGCTTTCCCTTGGGATGGAGCGAGTGACACGCGCATCCCCTTGGTGGATTCCATAATCAATGACTGTGTTGATATGTTGACTACATCGACTCATCGCGCCCAGTTAGGGGTTACAGGTACGGAGTTATCGGATCTGGAGCCTGCTGGTGCTGCCACGACCTTGATGAACTGGGTAAAGAACTCGATGCACAATACGCTTGGAGCAGAGTCGGAGTTGTTGGCGCAGTACATGACAGCATACGGGTGGAGTGCTGCCTTTGTGGGTTGGGAGCAGAAGAGTGCGTTGAAGACGCAGACGCTGACGCTTGAGGAAGTGGTGCAGATGTCAGAGCAGGCTTCACCGGACTCGTTGTTATCTTCATTGCCTGCAATGATTGAAGACTCTGAGCGTGAGAGTGAGGTGGCGCAGATCGTCATGGACTATGTGCCTGCGATGAAGAAGCGAATGGCGCGTAAGGTGGTCAAGAGCTTGCGTGATACTGGAGAGGCAGAGTTCCCTGTGCCGTATCTGTGTAAGAACGCACCAGCGTTGGTTGCGTTGAAGCCCTATGATGATGTGTTGTTCCCGCCTGAGACGATAGATTTGCAGTCTTCGCGGGTAATCTTCCGCAGGCAGTTCATGTCTGAGGTGGAGTTACGGAGCAAGGTGACTGATGAGGGATGGAGCAGTTCCTTTGTTGAATCTGCGCTGAACACGGCGGGTAAGTCTATGGGGCTTAACGATGTGAGCAGGGCATTGAGTGCCTTGACTGACTCGACTATTGAGCGGCGTGACAATCTTGTTGAAGTGGTGTGGGCTTACACGCGCCAGTTGGACGAGAATGGAGTGCCAGGTATCTTCTACACTATCTTCTGTCCCGGTTCTGAGGGGGAGTTGTTTGCGAAGCATGAGATGCTGGACTACGCGCACAACCAGTATCCGTTTGTGTTGTTCAGGCGCGAGCAGTTGGCGCGTAGGGTTACAGAGAGCCGTGGGGTTTCTGAGGTAGCCAGAACGTGGCAGGAGGAGATTAAGGCGCAGAGGGATTCAGTGTTTGATTCAACGAGCTTTGAGACATTACCACCTTTACAGGTGAGCAAGCGTCTTGGTTTGGCGAACAAGATCGGCCCAGCGGTGCAGTTACCTGTGACCAAGGCTGGAGACTATCAGTTCCTGCAACCTCCATCGCGTCCACCATCGACTGCGATGGGTGTTATTGAGGCTGTACGATTACAGGCTGATGAGTATTTCGGCAGGCCGAATGCTGGCATTCCTCAAATGATAACGCAATTGAAGCAGCAACGTATGGTTAACCAGTGGCTGCGTAGTTGGACAGAGATATATCGTCAGATGTTCCGACTGTGCATCCAGTATTATTCAGTGGATGAATTGGCCCGTATTACTGGAACGCAGACTGCGGAGTCGATCAGTCATGCCGCGCAGCAGTTTGACTTTGTGTTGAAGTTCAACGTGGCAGAACTGGACAGTGATCTGGTGAAAGCCAAGCTGGAGGCAATCAGTACGATTGCAACAACACTGGATGCTGCTGGTCGTATTGACAAGGTGAAGCTGGTGGACAAGGCATTAAGGGCTGTGGCTCCAGAAGCGGCTGATGAGTTGCTGGTGGATGAAGCGGCTGCGAGTCAGCAGATGTATAACGGGGTCAAGCAAGATATAGCTAATATGCTATTGGGCTTTGAGGCTACCTATACAGATGCGAGCAATGACCCTGCTGCCTCGACTAAGTTGCAAATGGCGAATGAGATTTCCCAGAGCAATCCGAAAGTGATGCAGGAGATGCAGGGCAACGAAGTCTTCAAGGACTTGATGGAACGCTATTTGCAGAACCTCAACATGGGCGTGATGCAACAGCAGAATAAGATTATCGGGCGACAGGGAACTAAATCCGTAGCGATGGGGTGAAAATGGATGAAGTAAATTGGAGCGCATTACAGTGGGAAGGGGATAACGAATTGTGGGCGGAGGTGCTGAAACACTTGGACAACTTCCAGTCTGCTGAGATAGACGTTACCCTTTCCCCTGACTTAACAGACCAGCAAAGGCACTACCTTGCTGGCAAAGCTGCGGCACTTGTAGAGTTCCACAGCCACCTGAAACACCTAAGAAGCACGGCACTACAGAATAAATAATGGTGTAATAGATGCATTCAGGTGTCCTTTCAGTACCCTTGGTGAAAGCCGAGGGTATTTTTTTGTCGTTTACTGTCTTCTAATAGCTACTGGCGAATAGTTTCTGCGTATCTATTTGCCCTGAGAAAATTTAAACGCTGGACAAACTGGAGCTTCTTGCTGCTCCCAAAAATCGCATGGCTGAGACAACTGAAGGGCAAACGGAAAGCCCAACCCAAACCGTGGAACCGCAGGGGAACCTTGCTGCACATGATCTCGCAGGAATACTGAGAGAGACATTGGACCGTGAGGAACAGCCGGAACCTCAACCGGATGTTGCGGAAGAACAAAGCGAGGAAAGTGAACCGTCTGAGGAAGCTGCCGTGAGTGCGGTAGAGGAATCAGATACCGATCTTTCTCAAACTGAAACGACTGATGCGGAAGCTGAACAAGCTGCCGGGGATGTAGATGGAGACGATGACGGGCTTAATGCCGATGTCCAAGCGTCTGTTGACAAACGTATCGGGAAGGAAGTTCGTAAACGTAAGGAGGCACTTGAAGCCAAGGAAGCGGCTGAGTCTAAAGTTGCAGAACTGAAGGCACAGTTGGAACAGGCTGAAGCTGCCGTGGAGGGGGCGAGTGATTTTTCTGCACCTCCAACGGATACGAACCCTTTTGCGAACCTCAACACACTAAAGGAAGTGCAAGAGGAAATGATGCGAGCGGAGCAGACACTGGAATGGGCTGAAGATAACCCTGACGGTGCCTTGGTTGAGTCCAAGGATGGCGATGTTGAATACACTGCTGAAGAGGTCAGGGAGGTCAAGAAGAGAGCCAGTCGTGCGTTGCGGCGGCAATTGCCGGAACAGCAGGGGTACATCCAAGCGCGGGACCAAATGGAGCCACAGGCTCTGGACGCATACCCGTGGTGGAAAGATAAAGCCTCAAGCGAGTTCCAAGCCGCTTCGCAAGTGCTGCGGAATATGCCTGAACTGGCGAGGTTCCCTGACTACAAGCTGGTAGTTGGTGATTACCTCAACGGGATGGTTAGCCGGATGAACAGGAACACTCAGAAGGTGCAACCCAAGGCCAAGGAAGTCAAGAAGGCTCCCTCGCAGCCGACTGCGCCCTCTGCCGAGCCTGCTCCAGTAGACCCAGCGGCTGCTCGTTCAGCTTCTGCAATGAAGGCGTTTCAGGAAACAGGAGGGGTCGATGAGTTAGCAAACTTATTAAAAACAGGAGACCTATAGAATGGCTTCATTACTAGAAAAAGATCAAATTGGCAAAAAAGAAGATATCGCCAATTTAATTGCCCTCGTCGATGCTCACGACTGTCCAGTTGTATCGAGCGCGAAGAAGGGAGCTAAACCGGGTAACACCTTAATGCAATGGCAAGCAGATGCATATTCTTCTACCTCAACCGCTGGCGTGGTTGACGGTACAGATGTGACATCCGGTGATTACCAGAATCCGGGTGAGAATCGTGCGATTCTGAGCAACTATGTTCAGGTTCATCGCCGCACAATCCGTGTGTCACCTCTATCTTTAGAGATCAGCAATGTTGCTGGACTCAAGGATGAGTTGGCAAATGGCATTTCTCGCAAACTTGTCGAAATTAAGAGGGATATGGAAGCTACATATCTCTCGGCAAATGACGCAGATGCCGACGATGGAACTAATCCCTACAAGACCAAGGCTCTTGGTACATGGATTAGCACCAGTGGTGGTTCTGAATTGCAAGTTCCGGCTGCGTTCCGCACGCCGACTGCGAGCATTGAAACCACTGCGACTACTGCCAACATTACTGACAGCACTGTTCAGGACGTATTGGCTAGTATCTACTCAGAGACGGGAAGCATTAAAAACTTCACGATGCCTCTGGGACGTACTCTCAAGCGTGCCTTTACTGACCGCTTGACTGGTACTCGCAGTGTAACTGATGCGAGCAACCAAATTGCTGCAACCCAAATCCGCACCTTCTCGCCTCAAACGGGCAAGAAAGTGACACTCGCCGTCGATTTTTTCGAGGGGGATTTCGGAACTGTGGCCCTGGTTCCTGACAACTTCATGGCTGCTCAAACTGACGGGTATGTGT